CCGTGCCAGTAAATAGCATTCCGTTTGCTCCACCGTCGCCCGCGAATAAGACAAACGGCATACCGCATACCCATAGCGGCACTGGCGCGCCAATCGCAGCAAGCTCTGAGGCGATGTTGGTTGATAGCGGCTTTGCGCCCTCTGTCATCGTCGCCAGGTACATCCGACCAGAGTCCTTCTCGACAATGACCTTGCCAGCGTCTTCAGGGCCAATAGATAGCGCAGCACGCTGAGCAGATGTAGCAACAATACAATCGCCAGGCAGTATGTTTGCGCTCGACGGGTTATCAATATGTCTCATATCACCAAGCCTTTACCCTGTGCGGGCGGTTTGCGTTGTTATTTCTGCGATGATTGGCGTCTGGACGCTTGCCAAAGTAGCGCTCGAATTCTGCGAGCCCGCCAGCAGCGCGCGGAGAATCTTGCCTCTCGTTGTCGGGGATTGAATACGCTTTGAACGTCACCCATCCATAGAGCTTCCGGTGATGCACAGACGAGATTTCTGGCTCGTCATCAGCGTCGACCATATATGCAGTTGGCGTTCTGAACACCTCAAGCACCAATTCGGCGTCCGTTTCCACCAGTCGATTCAGCGTGATCGACTTGTCATCATGGATAAACGCAGTCGGCCTTGCCGTCTCTGTGCGCCATCCGATAAACAAGCGGTCCTGCTCATATCTGTCGGACGGGGAAAGCCAGTAGCTTGTGTCGCCTTCTACAATGCGCGCTGTACGCACCTCGAAAACACCATCAGACAATTCAAGCTCCAGGTCGCCAGCGACAATTGGAATCGTCACCGTTTCGCGGATCAGGCACTTCCTGATGCTGCCCTCCTCTTCTGCTTCTGAGAAAAGGCGGGCAAGAAGCTCATCAGAAAACAGCGGAGGGGTGCCTGTGTCTCGGTTGTCCTCTCGCCATTCGGCGGTCATTTGCCCGAGGTTCATTCAATCGGGCCGAACTGGTGCAGAAGATTTACAGCATCAACGCGCAGGTTTTCAGCAGATTTGCGCCTGTCGATCTTCTGATTGAAGTGGCGCTGCACGAATTCTGCAATCGCATCAACGCCCATTGTCTGAATGGATACGAGAAGGTCTTGTACCTGATCCTCTTCGATTTCCTTTTTGTCTTTCTCGACGACCGTCTCGACGGCCTCTTGCTGCTCGCCTTGCTTGTCGTCTCCAAGAGCGTAGGAGTCTGTGTGACGAAGCATTTTCAGCGCCGTGGCGTCTTGCACGAGCTTGGTCTGGCCCACGGCCCATTCTCCGGTTCCATACGTCACATCGTTACGGTACGGGCGAAGGCCAATGTAAGTGATTGCTTTCATGCGTCCTCTCTGGTGGATATCTGACGAGCGGTTATTTGCCGCCCGTCAGAAAGCCGGTTTAGGCTTGGCCGCCCTGCAGCCCACGGACAACAACATCCATGATGCCGACCGCAGAATGGTTTGCACCGGCCACAGTCAGGATCAGATACGCATCCTTTGGCAGCTTGACGGGACGCACAGCGGTATTGTTGGCGGCAGTGCGCGCCAGAGAAGCAGACGAAGTTCCGGCAACGATGAAATAATCATCGTCCTGCGGAACACTCGTTGAATCGACGCCATCCACATACTGAAAGCCAAGCTTGTACGTCGTACTCGAAGCGAAGGCGTCAGAAATCAACACCAGAGCGTCGGTAAGCGTCACGCCGCCAGGGATAACCCCGAAGCGCACCACGTCGGCGATAGCGACCGCCGTCGACAAACTGGAATTGACGAATACGCCAGATGCGTTCGTCTCGAACGAATACACCTGCCCCCAATTGTTGCCGAACACGCCGGTATGCGACCGCTCTTGGCCGAGAAACTTCTTGGTAACTGTTGCCATTGTGATACCTCCTTAAACGCCGGCAAGACGGACAGCGGTATCAATCACCGCCACGCCGTAGTCCGTGTATTGTTTCTCGCTGCCGTGATCGACAAGGAATCGAATCTTTGAACGGCCTCCGATTTCGCCCGCGACGTACTCGCAACGGTTGCCGAAGTCAGTGATTTCCTCGGCGGTGAAATACGAGCCTTGGCTAACCCGGTGCTTACCGAATCCCTCCGCCAGCGCCTGACCGCCGAGCAGAATTGCGCGATCCACCGCGTAAGTGGTTCCGAAGGACGCCGGGCAAAGGTCCGTCGCCGTCTCGGTCGTCGAGGTGGTCGAAGCGCACCAGTTGATCGGGTTGCCGGCATAGAAGCGGATAGGGCGCGGCTGCTTCAGGATCAGGATATTCCGCCACAGTAGCGCGTTGCCCAGGAAGACGGGGTGATTCTTCGCCGACTGTCCGCGTGAAATGGCGTTGGACTGGAGCGTGCGGAAGTTGGTTGATTTGACAAACGAGTCGTACTGCTCCGCAGAAACAAGCATCACGCGCAGCGGATCGTCGGCGGCCTGCTCGTCATTTTCAAATTCCACCCCTTGCAGCGGCAGCGTCATGCCATCCAGCCACGTGGCGATTCCGTCGACAACGTCGGTATTAAAAACGTCGGTCGTAGCGATGGTGATCTCATTGCCGCTGGCGGCCACTTGCTCAATGCCCGAGCCAGTCGAAATGAAGTGGCGGTTGCGAGTCGGCGCGCGAACGGTATTGACCATCACACTTGCGAATCGCGGATCGGTCGGAGTCGGAACGCACCACTCGATATTGTCGTGATACCCGCGAGCGCCGGCCAGATGCGTCAAGCACGCCTGGTCGCTGAATCGCTCGATGGCCGAAAGCGCCTGAGCTTGTGCAAGCGTCTTGAGCTGATGCGGAGTGCGCTGCTGCGACATTGCGCCACCAGCGTCAATCGGGAATCGAGCCTGATTGATACGCAGCCGGTCGGTGTCGAAGCTCATTGCCGAGCCGTTACCTTGCGCGACCGCGTCACCCATGATCGGAACTGCTTTGATCGGGTTGATAAGGTCAAAAGTCACCTCGTCGCCAGCGCCACGGCTCAGTTCTTGAACGCGAACAATTGGCTTTTTGTTGGTCGAAGCCATGCGGATGTTGCCACTGGCGTCTTCCTGCTTGCTCATCTTGCCGGCCATGCGATTCAGTCCGGTCTTGCGCTGCATCGCTGCGGCGAACAGGCCAATGGATTGGATTTTTACCTGCTGGTCCGATCCATAGGCAATATTGGTATTGCTCATGTGAAGCTCCTTTGATTAGGAAATGCCCGCCATCACGGCGGGAAATACGCGTGTTGCTAAGAAACGAGGGTGCGATTCATCAACGCGAGGATTTTCTCGCGCGGCAAATCCATCATTTTGTCCTGCAGGGCTTGCGCCGACATGCCGGACATTGCTTGCACCTCATCGGTTGCCGGCGATGCTGCGGACGGAATGGACGACATGCTCGTTGGCACTTTCGACCTAGCGCCGGCAATCGCCTTTTCTGCCGCTTCCTTGGCGGACATTGACGCTTGCTGGCTTGTGGTTCCTTCTGGCTTGGTTTGATACATTGGAGCAAACGTCTTGACGGCCTCGGCGAGCGCCTCGTGCAGCGGGGCGCCTTCTGCAATCAGCGCGTTCCGGTATCGAACAACCTTGCCGATCGCATCCTGGTTTGCCAACGCAGACTGGCTGTCAAGGAATGGATAATCCTTGGCCGCCTGCGCAGCAACTGCATCGAGCGCCGATTGCGCTGCCGCTTCGCGCGCCCGCTGGTCCCTTGCCTCAAACTCTTTCGAGATTTCAGCGCGCGACTTACTTTGCGCGTCTTCAGCGATAAGCCGGTGCATGTCTGCAATGAGCCCTTTTAGCTTGCCTGGCTCATCCAACAGCGCCGCATCTTCGATTTCCTGCCGAATCTCGGCTAGTTTGTCGTCGAGCGTCGGCTCGTTGCTCTCCTGCGCCTGTGGTGCTGCAGGCTTTTTCAGCGACTCGATAAGCTCGCTTTGTTGCCTGACAATCTCCTCAAGACGCTTAGCCGAATCGCGTGCAGACTGCAATTCCTCGAACGGGATCGTATGCTTCCCGTCTTTTGCCAGAACGGCAGGTTGTTCGCTGTCTGCGGCCTCTTCGCTGTCATCGTCTGCAGCATCATCGTCTTCCGTGTCGTTGGCGTCGGGCGACTCGCCTTCGGTTTCGCCCTCAATCGTCTCGCCGTTGGCTAACAGCATGCGATCTTCGTCGGATAGAGCGTCAAATTGCTCCGGGTTTGCCTCAAAGAATGCTAAATCTCGTGCCATGTTTCTTCGCTCTCCATCAATGGAGTTTCTTGCCGTCTCGGCAAGCTCTCAATCACATATCGCTTGTGCTGCGCGGGACGTGTGAGCGGGTACAAAAAAATGGCGGGCCGATTTCTCGACTCGCCTCGTGATAATCCAGCTACGGGATTTCAGCGCCTCCCGGCGCCACATCAGCGGCTTCCCGCCGAATTCTTTTACCAGTCCATCCAGACAATATTTGTTGCGCCGCTTGCGGCCATGACACGCACCCCGGACACCTCAAGCTGCGTGCCTGCAGGAACAGCGGCAAACGTCACCGCTGTGCCGTCTATTCCAGCCTTGACCACTACGGACCCGGTGCCGCCGATATAAAGGCGCTTGAACTGCAGGTCTGTGCTGTCGCTCGGGGTAACTGCGCCGTAGCGGACGGCTGACCGATTAACGGTTACATGGCTCATGCGGGTATTCCTGTTTCAATGCCGGCATTCATGCCGACCTCTGGATTTGGCGGAAACATCGGGCTCGTATTCTGCGGCACTTCGACGGAGGGAACCCAGGCAGGCATTGCCGGAATTGCTGGCGCCTGGTTCGCGTCGACAAACCCGGCTGACCCTAGCATGTCATCAGCGACCGGCGCAATCGGCGGATTCTGCGCGATAAGGTTCGCTGCGTTCGTCGAGCTGAAGAAACTCTCGACGTTTTTGCCGACAACCTCAGCGACAATCTTCTTGATCTGCGCCTCAATCAGCGGCTGCTGCTGTTGTAGCTTGGCCATGTCGACGTCGTAGCGCGACTTCGCTAAAGCGTCCTTGACCGCCGCGTCGATTTGCTGCTGTATCTGCTCAGGCGTCGGCGCTTGGCCTTGCTCTTTCAAAGCTTTGATCATTTCAGACTGGTGCGGAACATCCATCAGTGCAAGAAGGAACGGCAGCATAATCTGCTGCAGATTCTTCGGCACCGATTTGAATGCCTCACTCATTGATGCGAGCTGCTGTTGTTTGTACGTCGTCGATTGCGGCACGTTGTTCAGCCCGACCTTGAGGCGGACGCGCTGCACGTCGTTATCGAGATATTCAAATCCAGAATCATCGCAGACGCGGCAATTCAGGTGGATTGTGCGATCCTGCGAAATACCTTTGCCGTCGATGAATACCGCCTCTTCTTTGCCGGCCATGTCTTCTATGATCATCGCGATAAGCAATTCTCCAACGGCGGTGTGCGAGGCCTTGAAGTTGTCAATCATATCAGCGAGAGACTGATTGCTCTGCTCAACCTGAGAATTGAACTGAATGCCGCTTGTCGCCGATCCTGCCTGTCCATCAAACTTGTTGTAAATGCCGCCGGTCCTGCGCAGCGCTGATCTCGTGTCCTCAAGCCTGCGGAATTGCTGTTCTGTGAGCTGCAGGTCTGTCTTGACCTCGAAAATTCCGCCAGCGGCCATTGCATCAGCGTCGAGCACAATATCAGCATCTGGCCGCGCGACCTCTTGCCGGAATTGCTCGTCATCCCCAACAACCGCGCCAACCGTGCGCGTCACCCTGCGCGCGCTCATCATCCATTGTGATTTGCTGTGCAGCGCGTTAATCTGGTCCTGCAAGTAGATCATGCCCCTGGCAAGGCCAAAAGGCGCTAGTGTGCGGTCTTCTCGGTATCCCCAAAACAGCACATAGGGGAATTGGCCGTGCGTGTATGGGCTTGGCATGTCAGCTAGCTTGTGCGGACCCATCCACCATGACAAGCGCACGCGCGACACAATCGCTTTTTCCGGCTTCACTATGCCTTGAACAATTGCCGCGATATGCGCGGGATTCTTTTTGTCCAACTCGACGACGCGACCGTCTGGCATGCGGAGCACATGCACGCTCTCCCATCGCCGATACCAGCACTCTGTCAGTGCTACACGATTGCGCTCGCGATCGCGCCAGTGCGACTCCTCGATTGACGACTCTCGCTCTTGGTCTTGAGAGGCGAACAGGTCTGGCAGGCTGCCACCGAGATTTGAGCTGAACTGATCAATGCCCAAATCAGTCCATCCAGATGCCGCGTGCTTGATTAGCTCCTCTTTGCCCTCGAAAATCTGTTGAGGGATTCTCTTGTCGAACCACTGGCGGCGGATGAAAAAGCGCGCATTCGACAAATCAGGCTTCGCGTGCCAATCCCAAAAGACCTCATTGCGCGGTATGGCTTCTACTTTGTACGGGAATTTGAACGGATCCTCTTCCCTTCCGACGAAAACGCACCCTAGCCCGACGCCGATCTGCGATTTGAACGCATCGCTGCATGCTGTATCTGCGTGCGACCGGCCCTTAGCTTGGTGCAGTTTGAAATTGATCGCGTCAGCAACGTCGTCAGAATCATCAACCGTTTCCGGCGTGACCTTCCAGTCTGCGCGATTTTTGACCTCCATGCCGAGCACGGACGCAATGACCGGACCCATCAGCGGTTCGATGGCTGGCGGTATTCCAAGCGCCTTCATGCGCTGCAAAATCTCGCTGTCGATCTGGTTGCCGTCGATATAGTCGGCTTCGCGGTCTGCTTTTGTGCGCCATGGCGGCTGATCCTCTATTTCCGTCAGAAAGCTGGTCAATTCGTCCAGCGAAAGCTCTTGAGTGCTCAAAATCTACAATCTCCAGCTGGACGGGGCGCGACGTGGTGTAACTTGCCGCCGATTATCATTAGAAAAAAAACGCTCCGCACAAATAGCCACCAGCCCGAAAGCGTCCGCACCATGAGAAGACCAATCATGCTCAGGCCCAAGGCCAATTCCTCGGGTTTGGTCGCGCTTCTCGTGATACCAGCCGAGAGCGTCAATTCCGCCGCTTGTTTTTGATTCATTGAACCAACAAGCGGGGAATACTCGCCGGCCGGCCTCTATTCTTGCTGACGCAGCGCCGCGACCTTGGTTTGGCACCACTTTTACCGCGTATCCCATGCCGCGAAACGCCGACTCGTAGCTGACGTTGAATACCCTGTCGTGCGTCTCGCCGTCGTGCGGCAGGACGATTTGTGCGACATTTGGCGTGTAACCCTCGTTGCGCAGCCATGCGGCATGAGTGGCTACGTCCTGGCCTTGCGCCTCGTAGTAATTGAGTACTCGGACCTCTCTGCCAACGAACTGCACTGCCCAAAACACAAAAGCATCAGCTCGCGCACCAGTGCCTCCGATGTCTGCAATCAGCCGAATCGGCAGTAGCGGGTCAGCAGCAACGCGACAAATGCACCCTTCGGCCTTCGCTGTGGATAAAGCATTTGCGTAGTAAGCACCGACAAGCACTGTCGCGTACTCGCCTTCCCAAATGTGCGGATACTGATCAGGATCAAGGCGCAGGCAGTCCAGGCGCTCTTGCTCAAGCTCTGCAGGGAAAAGCGGGTTATCTCTCCAGTTTGCCTGCACCACCACCGCCCCGGTCGGCAAATCCTCTCCGCGCAGCAGCGCATCAACGGGATCGGTCTTTCTACGAGCGTTCCACGAAAACCACAGTTCCGAGCCAGGAGCGCGAATCGTTGGGCGCAGAA